GAATAATCGCGTTTCCATTGCCGGCCTTATCGACGGTCGGCTTCCAATAGCCTTCGTCGGAGTTGCTCTGTTCGCCCACAGTAGTTTTAACCGCGGCACGAAGTTTATCGAGCGAATTTGATTTGAGAAGTGATTGAAACTGTGATGGAGACATACTATCCTTTCGACATAGGTAACATAGGTAATATAGGTAACAACAACATAATATAGTATACCCTATCCAAGTTTATGTTGCAAGTACGAATTATCTTTCAACAATTTTTTGCCAGACATTTCTTCAATTAAGGCAACTTTAATCTTGGACGTAAGCAATCCTTTTACAGACTCATATTCACGGTCGTAGTGATCGCATAATTCAATAATCGCGTCGAAATACGAGATTTGGTAGCGATGTACGAGAGTTTCCACGACTTTGGTAAACTCTCTTGGTGTCGGCACGGAACTCAACTGTTCATCCGGCAATTGAAACATTTTTCCATATCCAATGACATTCATTGTTACTCCTGTGGGAATGACGTTACTTGTGCATAAAATTTATGTTGCCCATATGTAGCCGCATGACGAAGAGTGGCTTGCCGACCCCATGCGGGAAACACCTTAACATGATGGAAATGCGTGAAGCTATTATACGTTTGTTGTAGTGTATCACGGTTTTGAAGAAATGCTTTTGCTAAGGCCATATATTTTTGTGGAGGCACACGTTTCCATTTGGCATAATCAGTTGTCCATGAAAACTGAGCGCGTTGATATACCACCCCACATACCGTAGATGGATAGAGCGCCGATGACATGCGATTAAACACCACAGCCGCCACTGCTTCAATACCAGCCATCGGTTCATACGCAGACTCAAAGAAAATATTTTGTGCCAAACACAAAACTTCATTGGTCACCCGTTTTGGTCGCACCACGGCTTTTGTCCGTTTGATGTGTACCACCGCATGCGGTGTGCTTCGTTGCAGAGAAGCCGGACGAATCGATATAGACGTGGTTGGTGCAGGCCTATACACATTATGTAAATGAGTTTGAACTCCCTGACCTAACGTTACAACAATCATACTGATCGCAAATCCACGCGCACACCAAATACGTATTGCGTGTTCTGATTTATTTGGCATTATTCCTCACGTAAAAAAAAGAAAACGCCGGTTTTGGGTCAGCGGAGCCGGCGCGCTGTGATGATCACTTCTGTTGCAAGGTGGACCATCGAACCCCTGACTTCCGCAGAAGTCAAGTAGCTGCTAGGCAGCCATTGCGAACTGATATTGGTCAGTTCTGTGTGTCTCTGTTTAACGTCAGCGACTTGACGATAGCCTCCATAGCTCTCTGCCGATACTCTGTCGAATCCAAGTCACCCCCGTAAGTTTGAATGGTGGAGGTGGGCGGGTTCGAACCGCCGTCCAAAATATCCGAACGCTACTTCATCAGCTATGTTGCACACTAACAGGTAGGGCGCGTTAGTGCGATAAACTCAAACACATACGAAAACAACGATTGTACCCGCTTGGTCTTTAACACATCACGGGAGTCTAACTGGACGATCTCAAACGACTCGGGCCCCCACACTGACGGCACGGTAAAAATCTCACCCACGCACACACCCGTAGGATTCACCGCGACGACCCGAAACTGCGAGGTTTGCAGTCCATACACGAGCCACTCTTCGGTGTTTGAATTGCCGTCGGCATTAACGGGCCGCACATCCACAAGCCCCATCTGAAGCACAGCGGGGTCAATCTCCCGTATGCGCGTCTGTGAGAATACCGTTGTGGCACTCAAGATTACCAATAAAACGATAGACAAATATGTTCGCATCTCTTCTCCTATTTATGCCAAGATAGTCTGTTGCGCTTGCATGAATTGTTCAATACGATCTGCTAGCAACGGGCGCCAATGAGTCAACGTTGATTCCTGCCAAATAATTGCTTGTGGTAACAATTGCGCAATCACAATGGTTTCAATAGGCCGACGCATGTGTTCTGTTAATGCATCCGCATAAAACGTCGCCTGCAGCGCATAATTTTCAAGTCGATTTCCTGTTTTTTGTTTGCTGCCCGTTTTAAAATCCAAAATCGCGGCGCGCCCATCATGCAGTTCCACGGCCATATCTAATCGTCCTGCTACTTTATAGTGCGTAGAAGCCACTCGGGTTTCTACCGCCAAGACACGTGTGATTTGCTGGTTCAACACATTTGCGATTAACGTTGCATATACGGAATCTGCGCATTCCGTAAGTAGCGGCCAGGGAATTTGTTCGCGCAGAACAAATTTTTCACAAAACGTATGCCATCGTGTACCCCGTGCCGCGGCGGCTTGCGTGATTTGTGCCGCCCGCGATTCTCCAACGGACTTGCGCCATTTAGTCAGCGCGGCACGTCCCTCAACATCGGTGTGAGACAGTACCGTCGAAATTGAAGGATACAGATGATTATTGAATTCATACCATCGGCGCCCATCCCGTTGCACTTCTTGGACATCTGGTGTTTGCCAAGATGCATCATACTGAATTGTTGATGCCGGCCATTGACCGGATTCCATTATGGTGTTGTCCGCAGTATCGGCTAAAGCAAATGTACGGGAATTCCATTTAAACATAGTGCTTAGTATCACATATACACAACGTTGTGTCAAGAATTAGATTTCTCTTTTGCCTGGTTTTGGTACATGAATTGTGCTATGCCGATGATGACTCTTCATTGCCGCAAGTTTATCCGTCCATGTGGAAGGAAGGTGATGTCGTCCTTGCCGAATATTGTCGCCAATATTTGGCGCACTAATAAGACGTTCAATGCTATTGGCAGTATTACAGTGCGGGCACGGCATCCGCGTAGGATCATCGCGTTGTGCAATCGGCAATTGTACATCAATAATTAATGTATTACATGCAGTGCACTGAAAATCATAATTTGGAATAACTCACCTCCATGAAAATAGACACACAATGGTCTTGATAAAAATATTTAGAAGTGTTATTAGTACTAATATATGGCTTGCGGTAGGTGTTTGGGAGACACCTCTCCCTTTCGGGAAGTAGGTGTCTCACCTTGCGTCTAGGCGCCTCGGTCGACTCAGAATGCGATGTACTGTGGCGGTTAGCCGATACCACAACGCAAGTAAATTACTTGCGACATCTGCCTCTCACCCTCACGGGTCCAACGGGGGGTCATTCTGCCCATTCTGACGAACAGAATCACCGTGCAGGTCGTGAGGTACCACGTACCCTGCATCATTGTGTTTCATCATGATGTTCCCATCATGCACCACGGGTCACGTGTCAAAACGATTAATCGGACAATCAAGCCGACGTACGTTTCTGATTGTTCATAGTATATAGCATTTTCAAGAAAAAATCACGCCGGTGTGCGAAATCTACCTTGTGTCAAGTTCATTTGCGAAAACACTGAGCGATCAACTAACTTCACAAAGTTTCCTGATTTATCAGATGCAACAAATCCTTCGTGCGGGCCTGCAACCAATCCAGTACCGGAGGAATAGAATGTTCCTAGCGATCCTTGTTGGTTCAGTTTATTAATCAGATATGTCTTCGCGCCGGTTACAGATTGTTGCCATGCGAGCACATCAACAAGCGCATCTTCTCGTGCAGTAACTAGCATGGTTAAACTTTCATACTTGTTCATAGCGGTGGCCTTTCCTGTGGGGGTTTTTTTAGTACCGGCCAGGGCCGCCGCACGCGATTGCAGATACGCAACAAATCGTTGCACAAAGACTTTGGGGCTAAGGGTAATGGGTTCACCCCCACGCACGAGACTGTTTTGAAAAATCATGAACTCGGATTGTAGCAGTGGCACTTCTTTGAGTTCCTTGACAAACGCATTTTGTGTTAGCAGTGGCGTACGTCGTGCTACGTCAGCAATTAATGTTTTGAGGGATTGACTTTCCGAGGCGGTAAAGGTTAATGTTCCCGATAAATCCTGATACTGTGAAGAAACTAATGCGACGTTAGTTGGGGGTCGTAGCTGTGAAATATTCGCGCCAGGGGTCGCGCTGAGGGTTTGAAGGGTGCTTCCCGTGTAGGTCGTATGAAAGCATACTCCAAAGGTAGCGGACGTAAATTTTTTACCTAGTTCGCTTGATTTCGGCACTCCATAGACAATCGTATTTGGTTTAAATGTAACGTGCACTTGTCCGTCAATAGTTTGGTCTTGTTTAATTTCAGGCGTAAATAAGACATCGCCTTGAAGGATGGACGGAAAGTTCATATTTTTAAGAGTGCGAAAGGCGGTTTGCATCGTGGTTAGCAAGCCGGGTTTTGCCCCATACAGAGTTTTCAAGTCGGCCTCGGATTTTGCAATCTTAGGCGTTTTAGCAAATGCACCTTTGGTGCCAACAAAAAACTTTCCATCCGCAGGATCGTTTCCCACGACGATGGCTGGTGCACCATCAATCTTGACGGTAATGTTAACTGGAGATGCTGCACTTCCGAGAAGAGATGAGGCCACGCCGCGCAAGACACGTAATGCTTCCTGTGCACCGGTGCCGTATTTGGTAATGACTAAATCTTCTAGATGGGTTAGATGGGTAATTACTTTTCGGTCGTCCGCTTCATGAAGCGGCATTTGTGAATGTAATTCAGCCCATGCAGCAAAATTTAATCTAGACATATGCATATTTAGGAACATCGCAGAGGACACTTGGCCCTCTGCGTGTCCGTGCGCATTACGCCCGCGTGGGCGTAATCGTAATCAAACGTTTCTGTTCTTTTTCAGGAATCACATTTTCTACAGTCACGGTCAAAATGCCATCCTCTAAGGACGCGCTACGCACTTCTGCGGTTTCAACAAGCGGAATGTGCTTTTCGAATGACCGCAGCGCGAGACCACGATACAGATACTGTTGTTCTTCTTTTACCTCGGGCTTGTGTCCCTTGATAACAAGTATCTGTTTCTCTACCGAGATTTCCAAATTATTTTTCTGAAATCCTGCCACAGCAAAATCTAATGCATAGACATTTTCTTTGAGTTTCCGAATGTTATGTGGCGGATACGCCGCGTTCCACCGTGCATCCGATGTGGAAAACTGTGTTCGGATATCATCAAACAGACGATCAAAACCAACTGTAAATTGGGCAAGTTCTGTGGGAAACGGGTCTTGTAGGGCAGTCAAAAACGAACGAAGGGCGAGTTGAGTCATAATAGTCCTCCTTGAGCGACTATAAATTCACGCCACTCCCCAAAGGCAAGTGACGCTACGATTACTACTATTATATAGCAAATGTTACGAATCCGGACTAGGAATTTCTGTTGCCCACGTAA